GTGGGTGGGGCCTCTACTCTGCTCTCTCGGAGAAAGCAGAATGTTTCTGTTCCGGAGCGTCAGGGTAGCGGTCGTATCGACAGGGAGACAGGTAAGGTCATCTACAAGGAATCTGGTCGAACCTATGTAGACCCGAAGACTGGGAAAACCGTTCCTGCCACAACGCAAATCAAACTTTTGGAGAAGACCGACGACATCCGAACCCTGTCTTCCGGTACTGTTCAGGAGGACGCTTATGCTGATTACGCTAACCGTATGAAGGCGCTCGCCAATCGTGCGAGACTGGAATACTTGGCGACGCCTACTTTGGTGCGCAATGCAAGTGCAGCAAAGGCTTATGCTCCTGAAGTTACCAGACTGACCAGCGCCCTGAAGACGGCTCAGCTTAACGCCCCTCGTGAACGTGAGGCTCAGCGTATCGCCAATGCCCAGGTAAAGGCAAAGATTCAGGCCAACAATGTCACCGACAAAGACGAGATCTCTAAGATTCGTCGTGCCGCAATCAGCGATGCTCGTGTTGCTACTGGCGCAAGCGGAAAAGGAACACGAATTACAATCTCTGATGGCGAATGGGAAGCAATTCAGGCTGGCGCGATCTCTGACACAACTTTGAAAGAGATCCTTCGCTATGCCGATCCTGATGTTGTTCGCGCCCGTGCAACTCCAAGAGCATCGACGCAACTGTCTGAAGCTCGCATCAACCGGATCAAGGCGATGGCAAACTCTGGCTGCACTAATGCCGAGATCGCCGATGCTTTGAACCTTTCATCTTCTGTTGTTTCCAAGTATCTCAATGAGTAAGAAAGGAAGTGAGAGCGAATGGAAACGTGTATGCTTACAACGACCGACAACCCGTATGACCCTTTTACCCAGTATGAAGCCTGGTATCGGTTCGACGAAGACAACGGGTATCACTCCTGCGCTTTCTTAGCGCGCATCGCCCGTACTTCCGATCAGCTCTCTGAGCAGGAGAACATGGAAGAAATCGAGCGAGCCATCAACGACATCATCAAGTACGACCCCCTGGGTATCTACAAAAAGGTGAAGCGAACGCTGAAACCCGAGCCCGCGACGACCATGTGACCACAAAAAGCCCATAAAACTGGGAAAAGAAATGTTCTCTGATTCAGAGCGCATTTCTTTTTGTCATTTTTGAGGAATTTTACCTTAACGACGGCTGATTATAGGGCTCCAAACACATGAAAAGGGTATAGGGGGACCTCTCCAAAATGGCACCCCCTATGCATCGCGGTGGCCTTTGAAAATTCTCCGGGGGATATTTTTGAAAAATGGCTTCGGTTTTGGGGCGGCATTTGAACAAGCCCACAAGGTAGATATTGTTGATAAGAGACTCTTTTCGTCCGCCAAACCTCCTTTTTGGTCATTGCGCAGTGCATTACCTCCATTGCCCATGGACGCCACGTGTTTTTCTCCACTTATTAACAATCTGCTTATGCGGGCTTCTTCAAATGCCGCCCCAAACTATTCTGAAAGTCATAGCAACTGCCACAATTCTGAGCGAGAGGAGGTGTCAAGCGTGGCAAAAGCGATCAAGCCTTCGGGTACTCAGCCAAGGAAACGCCGGGCCGCCTTGACACCGGAGGCCAGAGAGAATCAGCTGATCGACTTGGCCGTTAGTCTGGTCGAGAAACGGCTGCTGGAAGGAACGGCCTCTTCACAAGAAGTCACTACGATCCTGAAACTTGGAACTACCAGGGCGCGCTTGGAAAATGAGCGGCTTGCCAAAGAGGTAGAGCTGGTCCAGGCGAAGACTGAGGCGTACAAGTCCGGGGTCAGGATGGACGAACTCTATGAGAAGGCCATGGCTGCTTTCAAACGATACAGCGGTCAGGACGAGGAGGATGAAGATGGGTATTAGATGTTACTCGGAGTTGATCCTTCTCCCCACCTTTGAGGAGCGCTACCGCTATCTCCGTTTGGACGGCGTTGTTGGAAAAGAGACCTTTGGTTTTGACCGGTATATGAACCAGGTTTTCTACCGCTCCCCGGAGTGGAAGCAGATCCGTGACGTTGTGATTGCCAGAGATATGGGGTGCGACTTGGGGATTGCCGGTCGGGAGATTTATCGCCGACCACTTATCCATCACATGAACCCGATCAGTCCGGAGGATATTCGGGACCGAAAAGGTTTGATTCTTGACCCTGAGTTTCTGATCACCACAATTCATGAAACCCATCAGGCCATCCATTATGGCGACGAAAATCTTCTGTTCAAAGAACCGATTACGCGCAGGCCCAATGATACCTGCCCGTGGAAAAAGTAGGAAGGAGGACTCGGTGTGCAAAATCATGTTGCCGGTGTTGTAACCGATTGC